TTAGCGTACAAGTTGAAGTCGAGTGGTGTCATATATCCGAAGTTGCTCTTATTCAACAACGACAAAACCGTCTGACGCACAGTGTTAATCATAGCTCAAAGATAGATGAAAACAAAAAGGCCCGCTTTCGCGAGCCTTACTTGACGAGACAAGACGCAGCTTAAAGCTGGTCTAGATAGTTTTCCAAAATCTTCAAGGACTCAAGTCCTTCTTCGCTTTTCAGATATGCCGCTGTAGCACTCTCTGGGTCTTCCCCAAACGGTACAGCAAGCATACGCTTCTTGTTGCCAGTGAGGTTGTAGTGGACGTCGCGGCCGCTGTTGCGCAAGCTCAACAAGCTTTTGCTGAACATAATAGAGACCTTCGACTTGAAGTCGAGCTCAGGGTTCTCATAGGCGTCCAAGAAAGCCTCAGGGTTGCGCTTGGCAAACAAAAGGATATCGCGGCGCATCTCTGGGACGGTAGACCGCTCAGGGTCTCGGCCGAGAAGGATACGTACCAAAGCCTCCAAGTAGGTAAGCTCTAGTCCTCTCGCCTTCGAAACAGCCTCCGCCTCGAGCTCGATGGCTTCGAGTTCAGCCTCGGCGTCCTTCTCCTTGTCAACTTCCATAAACACTCTACCGTTGTCCGGATGAAGCGAAAGGAAGTGCTGTAGAACAGGATTTTCCTTCTTGACAGTAAGGAAACCATCAGTGAAAACAATGGGTTCCAAGACGACATTGCCATCTTGCTCATCCTCAAAAGGAGATTTTTGATTACGTGCATAGCGGATAGCCCTGTTAACTTCTCCGTCGAAGTATAGCAAAGCGTTACGCTTGGTGCTCCGACTAGAAAGGATGAACGACAATGGCGTGTAGCTCTTCTTGAGCTTGTAAACTTTGTCCTCTAAAGGCGCTTTGTTTTTCATTGGATTCGATTTGATTGAAAAAAAGAAGGAGGGAGAGCTTCCTCCCCCTCCCTTACAGATTATCCAGTGATGATGAAGAAGTTGTTCGCTCCCATCACGCATACAGCGCGTTCAGAGAGGAAGTGAACCTCCATTGCATCGAGGTCGCTCGTGCGAGCACCTCCAGCAGAACCAGTAACCCAAGTCTTGTAGCGACGGTTCTCAGCCTCAGAGGCGCGGTACCGTACGTGCAAGAAAGGACGCTTGGCGTTCTTGCCCAAAATCTGGTCGTACACATTGGTAGAGCCAGCAGGAACCAACATACCGTGAACGATGTCAGAAGCCAAACCTCCACGCATAGTAGCGTCGTTCAGGTATTTCCAGTCCGTCTTGTAGAAGTCGTAACCCCGACGGAAACCAGAGAAGCCAAGGTTCAAGGCCATCTGCTCGCTGTTGTCGAACAAGCCGTATGACGTACCGCCAGCACCGTAAGAGTTCTGAGCTGCCAATATATCGTCAATCAAGAAAGTCTGTGCCCGGTCAACGAACAAGACATTTTCTTCGATAGCGCCTTGTTGGTCGAGAACTTCAACCATTTGGTCGAACTGAACCAAGTCGTCAATCAGACCTTGAGCCACGTTACCTCTGTTCTGTACCTCGTGGAAGATACCTTTCATACCCTTGTCGCCGTAGGCTCCAGCAACAGAAGCAGCTTGAGAGCTGGTCTCAGCAGGCACAGCCTCAATCATTGCAGTCTCGAGGTAGTCGTCAAAACGCAAGCGAGTCTCGTGCTCAGCCTTCAAGTACCACATATAGCCGTTAGCGCCATTCTCGGTGGTCACCTCAATCCATCCAATCTGAGACATATCAGAGCCAGAGGCTGTGTATTTCTCCTTCAGGATGATGGGTGAGTTGTCGAGGATGATGTCCTCTGGCTCGATGCTTTCCGTTACGCCTGTTGAACCCTTCTTGAATTCAGTACCGTAAACGAAGATGGTGCAAGTAAGATCAGCAGTCAAAGCAGGCGAAGCTGCGTAGTACGCAACAGTGATGACGCTGTTGGTATAGTCAACAGCAGTGACAATAGCTTTTTCTCCAGCAGAGCCAGCATTGTCGTCAACCAAGATTGTCATACCGGGCTTAATACCCAACACTGAGGTGCCAGTAGGCAACGTGACGGTCAGCGTGTCTGCTACAGTGGTAGTAGTAGACGTAGCCACGTTGTCGTACTTCATATGCAAACGCCCTTGCTCTGCCCAGATAATCTTATCTGAAGCACTGGGGAGCTCAGCTCCTACCATACGCAAGAAAGATGCTACGGAACGGTTTCCGTAACGCTCAAACTCCTTCTCGTAAGTATCAGGGAGATACTGATTCAAGAAGTTAAAGTCTGTGATGTAGTTCTGCGGAAGCGCTACTCGCTCCGGCGTCGGGTTCAATGCTACATTCCCGGTGATAGTTGATGCCATCGTTTTTTAGTTTTTGGTTTAACTCTGTCGAGGGGCACGAATGCGCAACCTGTTTCCGTTGCTCGGTTCGCTGACCGCTCTAATCTTCAATCCGTTCTTGTTCGATGAGGACTCAAACACCCGACGCTCCTCCATATTGATGTTCTTGGATTTGCGAGAGATGTTGTCGACCGCATCGGCTTTGCCCTGTTCGTAAAAGAACTGAGCATACTTCTCCGGATTCATAGCAACTGATAGCGCTCTGTGGTAGCCCTGTGCGTCCTTAATAAGTCCGTCTTCATCAAGGAACTTCCCGATGAAGTTGGTGATGTCCGAGTTGGACTTCTTAAGGTCATTGACAGAAGCTGGTGCATAAACCATCTTTTTGTCTCCGACGTTGAATTCAAAACCTTTGAAATCGTCTGAGAGAACCTCGTTGGTCTTTTGCTGAAACCACTCCGAACGGCGCTTCATCTCCTCGTTGTGAGACGAAGACTCATTCAGCTGCTTTTTATAGGCTTCGAACTCCTCCCTCTCAGCTGGCGACAGGCCGTTGCCGCTCGACTCGAGTGGCTTGGCATACTGCTCCTTCTGAGAGTTGAAGTATTTCTTTGCCTTAGCAACCGCTTTTTTCTTGGCGACCTTCTTCCTTTTGACGTCAGCCTCATCGTCCAAGTCCTCATCGAAAGTGTAGTCCTCAAGCAAGACATCGACGTCGTCTTGGTCTACACCCTCTTCCGTGGACAGAAGATAGTTGCGCAAAAGGTCGTCCTCTTCCATCTCGTCATAGTTCTGGTTGAGCTTGAGGTAGTCCTCAAAGCTTCTACCAGTTTCCTGACGATACTTCAGATACGAAGCCACATCCTCTGGAATATCTTGTGAAGATGCTCTCTTCTCAATCAACTCATCAAGGCTGTTGACCTCTTCGCCATAGCGGTTTTGTAAGAATGAAAGAACTTGTTGTTCGTCCATAGTAGGCTCCGACTCGTCTTGTGTCTTTGAAGACACATCGTCATCGTCACCACCATTCATCTCAGCTTCGTGCTTGTTGAGCAACTCCTGTTCAACTTCTTGAATAGACTTGCTCTCTACCTCTTCTGAGACTTCTCGAACTTTAATTTCCATTGGATTTGATTTGTGCGAAGTTAAACATTTTACCTTGGCTCAAATTCTGCCATATCGAAGCCATCGAGAGAGTCTTCGTTGGACTCGAAGCTGAGTGGTGGTAAGTTGTTTTTCCGCTGGTTAATGAGTTGCGACTGCTGGGTGTTCTGCCTGTCGATACGTCTTGTCTTCTCCTTCTCTTTCGTGTCTTCCCTCTGCGACAGTAGCTGTCCCTCTACGCCCTTAATCTGCATCTGGTACTTGAACTCCTCAGCCATAAGTTGCAGCTTGAGCTGCGCCTCGGCCTGAAGCTTCTCAATCTCAAAAGCTACCTCAGCCTGCTTGATGCGTACACTAGACTCCGTCTCAGCCTGTATCTTTTGCATACTCGTCTGAGCTGCCATCTGCTGAGAACGCAGCTGACCCTGAACGGTAATCTGTTGCTTCTTCAGTTCCTGAGCCTGCTCAATCTCTTGTCTGCGCTTACGCTTGACCTTGAGAAGCTGGTTGGCAACCTTGATGTTCTTAATCTCCCTGATGTCAATGACGTCCTCAAGGTTGATGTCGTTCTTCGACAAAGCCATCTGGATGTTCATCTCCAGCTGCTGCTTCTGCTCCTCGTCTGGAGAAATCTCAATGAAGATACCGAAGTCGTGGAGGTACAAGTTCTTTATCTCGTCAAGGATAGAGACGTTGTACTTGCCTATCTGATTGGCAAACTCCTCAGCAAAAGGAGCATACTCCAAGATGTCCGCGATACGACAAGAAAGACCCTCGCATAGCTGCTTGAGAATCTGATGACTGGCGTCAAGGATGTGCCGAGTGGCTGTGTTGCTGTTGGCCGCTGCCAGCTTCTGAACGCCAACAAGAGCATACTCGCTAGGCGTAGACCCGTCTCTGGCTTCGTTCAAACCAGTGACGTCCCTAATCATAGACAACAGGTGGTTGTAGTTGGCGATAAGAGACTGAAGCTTGCCCTGACCTGTGTTGCCTACCAAAGGCTGGATAGGCACCTTGCCGTGGTTGTACTCACCCTCCTCGGTATAGCTACGGCCCACGACGCTACCTGTCTGGAAGTACAGGTTCAAAGCCTCCTTAGGATTGTATGCGTTGCCGTTGCCTAGGTCTACGGAGTTGAGGCCGTCGGCGTCGATATACACGCCGTCAGGCACCATACGGGCTATGACCTGCTGTAGCTTGAGGTGCGTAACCTGTATCTGGTCAGCGAAAGGAATCATACGCCGAACCAAAGACTCTACGTTGCCCTTGTACATACGAGGAGCACAAGCCACGTAGTTAGGCATAGCGTCCTGAGAGGCTGACTGTGGGCGAACCA